AAACGATTCGGAAATTTGATAACTATATCAAAACAAGAATTAAAAGATTTCATTAAAAATCAAGAACCTATTGTTAAAAAAGGATTTGACTTAGAATTGGATAAAACCGATTTAGTTAGACTGATAAAATTTAAACAACCAATTCAACGAAAAGGTTATAACATAATGATAGCAGAAAGTATGTGGACTGAAATATGTGATAACTTAAAGAAAAAGTTTGGTAATGAATGAACAGATTAGTCAGACAATTGATTTCACCTTTCTTAACAGAACAGGTAAAAGCTAAAAAAGTTATAGCAGTATATCCTGGTAGGTTTCAACCTTTAGGGCCACACCATAGAAAAGTATTCCAAAATCTACAAAAGAAATTCGGTGATGTCTATATCACTACATCTAATATAAAACAACCACCAAAACACCCAATGAATTTTAAAGAAAAAGTTCGTCATATGGTTAAAATGGGTATTCCAAAAAATAAAATCAGTTTAGAAAGAAGTCCTTATGTAGCAAATAATTTATTAAAAAGGTTTGACGGAGATAAGGTAGCCGTTGTTTATGCATTTGGTTCAAAAGATGCTGGTAGATTAAAAGGTGGTAAGAAAAAATCAGGTGGTTTAACTTATTATCAAGATTATAAAAAGAATAAAGGAAATTTACTTGGTTATGAAACACACGGATATATTTATACCGTACCGAATGTTAAAGTTAGTGGTATAACAAGCGGAACTCAAATAAGACAGATGTTTGGAACTTCTAAAATGGAAAGAAGTAAGAGAGAAAAATTATTTAGAAAAACTTTCGGTTATTTTGATAAAGGTATTTTCGATATGTTAACCAACAAATTCAGAAAGTTAACAGAAATAAAAAAAGCTATGAATAGAGAATTAGACTTATCAGAAGAAGTCCAGTTACTTATAGAAGGTGGAGCGTATGGACATATGGCACACCCGTTTGATGATAATAATTTAACTTTTGGTGATTTGAAAAAGATTATTAAATTAGGGTTATCAGGACAATTAAATCGTGAAGATGATGTAACAGAAAAAACTGACGGACAAAATCTAATGATTACTTATCGTGACGGAAAGGTTGTTGCGGCAAGAAATAAAGGACAAATTAAAAATCGTGGACAAAACGCATTAGATGTTAATGCAGTAGCGAAGAAGTTTAGTGGTCGTGGTGATATTAGAGATGCGTTTGTATTCGCTATGAAAGATTTATCAAGTGCTATTATGAAATTAAGTGATAAACAAAAAGATAAAGTTTTTAAGAACGGAGAAATCTTTATGAATTTGGAAGTAATTTATCCAGCCTCATCAAATGTAATAGATTATGATAAAGCAGTTTTACAATTTCATAACTCTTTACAATATGATAAAAATGGTAATGCAGTAGGTGAAGCAAAGGGTTCAGGTAGAATGTTGCAAGGTATGATTAAACAAGTAAATCAAGACATTGGAAAACATTTTAAGATAATAAAACCAAAAGTTCTGAGCTTACCAAAAAAAATTGATTTTGGGAAAAAAGTTGATATTTATTATAAGAGAGTAAATAAGTTACAATCTCAATTTGGTCTGAAAGATACAGATACATTAGGACTATATCATCAATCATATTGGGAAGATTATATTTATAATGCAGGAAGACAATTTGGTTATAAAGTCCCTAAAACAATTTTGAAAAAATTAACTAAAAGATGGGCATTCTTTGATAAATCATATAAGATACCAAATATTAGAAAAGAGTTATCAAAACAACCTGAATTTTTAAATTGGGTTATAGATATAGATAAGAGAAACCACACAGATATGGTTAAGAAAAATATGTTACCATTTGAAAAGATTTTCTTTTCAGTAGGAGCGGACATATTACAAAATCTTAGTAATTTTATTGCAGCCAATCCAACGAAAGCTGTAGAAAAGATTAGAAAAGATATTTTAAAAGCATCTAATTCAGTTAGAGCCGGTGGTGATATTAAAAAGATGAAAAAATTAAAACAACAATTGGAAAAATTAAGTTCACTTGGTGGACTAAGTAAAATAGTTCCAGTTGAAGGAATAGTATTTAAATATAAAGGAAAAACCTATAAATTTACGGGTGCGTTCGCCCCTGTAAATCAAATATTAGGGTTAGTAAGTTTTTAATTATGGCAGGATATTCAAAAGAAGCAGAAAGACAGAATAAAGCATTAGGAAACCTATTAAAAGGCGAAAAGATAGAAAAAAGAGCTATGGTGGGTTATACACCTAAACAAAAAGAAAAGGGTGATATAAAATCAGAATTAACTGATATTATGTCAGAAGTTAGAATGCCTTTGTTTTGTAAAGAATGTAAAAAAACAATGAAGAAAAAACTTGATGATAAGTTTTGGAGATTATTCGGACATTGTTGGGATTGTCAGATACAATTTGAACACAAATTGCGACTTGAAGGTAAGTATGATGAGTGGTCAACTAATAGAGCAAAAAATAATCAACGAGCCTGGGTTGAAGATATGATAGTTGGTATAGAAGAATGGAGAAATGAACGCCCAACAGACCAAGTGTATAATGTTGGAATTAAAGACCCAGAAGTAAAGATTGAGAAAGCACAAGTTAGTCAAAAATCTTTAAATAAGTTTGCTGACGATGCTATAAAAGACTTGAAAAAAATGAAAGAAAACATCTAACTAACTATTTATAGGTAAGGAGAAAAAAAATGTGGAAAAAACTACTCGGGTTTTTAGCGATAATCGGAACAATTGTTGGTGCAGGTGCAGTAGCAGGTTCAAAGAAATCTAAAAAGTTAAAACAACTTGAAAATAAGATTGATGAATCTAAAAAAGAAGAAAAGACTGTAGCTTCTAAAATCACCAAACTTGAAAAGAATAAGACTAAGAACAAAAAAGAAATCACTACTTTAAAAAGAAAATTAACAGTTTCTAAAAAGAAAACTGTTGAAATGAAAAAAACTTTTAAAACGGGTGATGCAGATAAAGCATCTGATTTTTTAAAGAATTTTAGTAAATAAAGGTAATTAGTATGAAAAAGTTAATATTAATGTTGACTATGTTTGGCCTACTTTTTTCCCAAGATAAAGTGTATACTTTTTCTGAAGAAGAAGTGGTCAATATGGGTAACAATGTAAAAGAATTACAACAAACCGTAGAAACCCAATCAGAACAATTAGGAATCTATGACGAGTTAATGAAGAAATATGAGAATCAAGCACAAATTGATTCTATGTTAATTTCATTTAAAACTCAACAAGTAGATATATTGAAAGACCGTGAGGTTCTATATGAGAAACAAATTAAACTCATAAAACCGAAGTGGTATGAAAATAAGTGGATATATTTTACACTTGGAGCGATAGCCACAGCAGGTTCAATTAAACTTGCGGGAGAAGTAATTAAATAATGAGTGAACAGAAGAAACAATTAAAAGAAGCTATTAAAAGAGAATATTCTAAATGTGCTCAAGACCCAACTTATTTTTTGGGGAAGTATGGAATAATCCAACACCCTGTAAAAGGTAAAGTTAATTTTAATTTATACGATTTTCAGGAAAAAGCACTACACTCTTTTATGAACAGTGATTATAATGTTGTATTGAAAGCTCGTCAATTGGGTTTATCAACATTAACTGCTGGATATGCATTGTGGATGATGACATTTCAACAAGATAAAAATATCTTGGTCATTGCTACAAAACAAGATACAGCAAAGAATTTAGTAACGAAAGTTAGAGTAATGCATGCTAACTTACCTGGTTGGTTAAAACAACCTTGTGTTGAGGACAATAAATTATCATTACGATATAAAAATGGTTCTCAAATTAAAGCCGTAGCGAGTTCTGAAGAATCAGGTCGTTCAGAAGCATTGTCATTACTTATTATTGATGAAGCCGCGTTTATTGATAAAATTGATACAATATGGGCTGCATCACAACAAACACTAGCGACTGGTGGTAGAGCATTAATTATATCTACACCAAATGGTGTTGGTAACTTTTTTCATAAAATATGGACAGAAGCTGAGAATGGTATAAATGATTTTAATTTTATTAGATTACATTGGTCATTACACCCAGATAGAGATGAAACTTGGAGACAAGAACAAGATAAATTATTAGGGCCTTCATTAGCCGCTCAAGAATGTGATTGTGACTTCATTACTTCTGGTCGTTCAGTAATCGATGGGTTGATACTTGAAAAGATTAGAGAAAATGATGTAAGAGAACCAATAGAAAAGAGAGGAATTGATTCTAACTATTGGATATGGCAACCACCAAACTATACAAAAAATTATGTGGTAAGTGCCGATGTTAGTAGAGGAGACGGAACAGATTATTCAGCGTTTCATATTATAGATATTGAAACATTAGAACAAGTCGCAGAATATAGAGGAAAAATCTCTACACAAGAATTTGGTGATATGTTAT